ATTAAAGCAAATATACGACGGACAAGAATTTAAAGATATTTTAGATCTTCCAGCCAGTGAAGATAATGATACAACACTGCGTGATATGCTTTCAACTTATGAAAAAGAAATGCAAATTAATAATGCTGTTGTGCAACAAGCAGAGGCTGATGCTCCTCTAAGTGGATATGATATAAGTCACTATTATTCTGTTGCATATAACGACGACGGTACTGTTAATTTAAACACAGCTGACCAAACAGAATTAGATGCAAGCAATATAAGCAACGATGCATCAGAAATTACTAATCGTCCGGAACGCGAAGGGTATACTGGATACTTGTTAGGAACCAAAGATGCACCAAACGGAGCACCTTACGGAATGGGAAATAGTTTTCCCAGAGTTAATCAACAAGGTGATTATTTTTTAAGGACAGATTTCTTGCCAAACAGACTATTTAGATATGACGGTAGAAAGTGGGTTAACCAAGCAACAGATGTTAGAATGACAATGACTAACGATATTGTTAGAAGAACTTACAAAACAGACTTTATTAACAACACAAATACAAATACAATCGATGGCGAAGAGATTCCAGAAAGACAAAGCCTGTCAAAAGCACTTAAACCTAAGGCGGACAACTAATGCTATACTTTTATGACGGACAAATTAGAAGATATATTACACAAATAATACGGCTGTGTAGTAACTTTTCTGTAGATATGGACGGAACAAAAAAACAGGTTCCTGTTATGTACGGAGATTTAACAAGACAAGTTTCAAATATTATTAGAGACAACAGTGAAAATAAACTTCCAAGTGCGCCTCGTATGGCTGTTTATATTACTGCATTAGAAATGGACAGAGATAGATTAGCAGATGCGACATATGTAAGAAAAACAAATATTAGAGAACGTGCTTATGATGAAACAAATGAAGAATATTTAAACTTTCAAGGAAAAAATTATACGGTTGAACGTATAATGCCAACACCTTACTTGTTACGAGTAAATGTAGATATATGGTCAAGCAATACCGATCAAAAATTACAAATACTTGAACAGATATTAGTATTGTTTAATCCTAGTTTAGAAATACAAACTACAGACAATTACATAGACTGGACAAGTTTAACTGTTGTCAATTTAGAAAATTTACAGTTTACTAATAGAAGTATTCCAGTAGGTGTAGATAGTGAAATAGATATTGCAACACTTACACTTACTGCACCAATTTATATTAGTCCGCCTGCAAAAGTAAAACGTATGGGTGCTATTACAAATATTATTACAAGTATGTTTGACGAATCTAGAGGTACTATTGACTTAGGAGAAAGTTTCCCTGAGCTTAGTGCATACGACGATTACCCAACTCCGGGTGCTGTTGTAGGTTCGTTTGGCAGTGCAGCACAAACAGAAGTTAATGATCAAATGGCAAATGCAAACTATCAACGTATGGGTGTGTATGTGTCAGGCAATACTGCACAGATTATACACAGAGGTGCAGTAGGACAATATAGCTGGAGAGGATTGTTTGAAAATCTTCCAGGACCTTATTCAGCAAACGTGTCAAGAATTTTTCTTACAAATAAAAGTAGTGATGTTTTAATTACCGGTACTATAGGTATCAACACACTTGACGAAACGCAACTAATAATAAATTGGGATATAGATAGTTTTCCTGACGATACAGTAATTACAGGTCCAACGGGTGACAGAACTAGTATAGATTATATTATAGATCCGTTAAGATTTAATCCTACATCTGTAAAAACTTCCGGTACTAGACTATTACTATTAGAAGCAATTGGTGATCCAGACAACACTAATGCGGCGCCGGCATGGGCAAATGCTGGAGGTGCTAACTTTGTTGCAGACGCTAACGACATTATTGAATGGGACGGTTCAAATTGGCACATAGTATTTGATAGCAGCGAAACAACAGATGTTGTTTTTACTACTAATCTAAATACCAGTAAACAATATAGATTTACTGACGGTACTTGGTTCGAAAGCGTAGACGGCGAATATCCAGTTGGTACTTGGAGAATAGACCTGTACGGCTAACTACATATATGAGCAACAAAATCATATGTAGTGGCGCACTATTTTATGCACTAGAAACAAAAAGATTCTTGTTATTACATCGTGCAAACGGAAAACGTAATAACATGTGGGGTCTTGTAGGTGGGACAAACGAAGATGCAGAAACACCTTGGCAGGCCCTACAAAGAGAAATTAAAGAAGAAATCGGATCCTTACCTAAAATTAAAAAAACAATACCTCTAGAAACATTTATATCAAATGACGAACAGTTTTTGTTTCACACATATCTGTGTGTAATTGATAAAGAATTTTTACCTATATTAAATGAAGAACATAACGGGTATGCTTGGGTAGAATTAGGTAAATGGCCAAAACCTCTACATCATGGGTTGCGTAATACACTAACTAGTAAGACAAACTTAACAAAGCTAGATACAGTTTTTAAACTTATAGGATATATGTAATGCAAGGTAAAGTAATTCAACATAAATGGGGTAATGAATTAATATGGGCTGATACAGAGTCTTACAAAGGAAAGATTCTTGTGTTTAATGATCCAGGTAGTCAGACACCTATGCAGTTTCACAAAGAAACTAATAAAACTTTTTTTGTAAACACAGGTGCATTTAAACTAAGACATATTGACACAAACGACGGACAAATGTACGATGTTGAACTTACAGAAGGTAGCACCTTTTTTATAAATACATTAAAGCCATATCAGCTTACGTCATTAAATGCTCAAAGTAGTATTTCTGAAGTTAGCAACGGTGTGGAAAACGATGTATATTATATTGTACCCGCGGAAGTTAAGGAATAAAGATGCTACCAAAGCTAAGAAAAGAATCTAAGTTTTTACAAGATGTTAAAACACTAAGAGATGAAATTAAAAAAGTAAAGAACGAATCTCTTAAAGAAGAATGTACAAAACTTGTTAATAAATTAGTTGACCTTGCAGATCTTATTGATGTGGGTCATACTGCTAACCCAAACGGTCATATTAAACCTGGCCTAATGCAAGATTCAAGAACACAAATGTCTATCATAAGACAAACTGTTAGACGTAAACTTGATGATTACAAAAGAGGTTAAATTACACTCAATCTTTTAAGTGTTATAGCACCTACCATTGATGCGTGTGACTGGCATTGATATCTATAGTTGCCAAACAATGTCTCACGTATTCTCCAGTAAAGTACTCCGCTTGATTTTCCTTGGGCACTTGCTCCTGTACTTACAGTACCGTCTGGTGCAACATGTACAAGGCCGGTGTTGTATGCTGTACCCGAACCGTCTTGTATTTCAAACGGATGTCCAGCTACATTAGTTAAATCAAATGCTATTGTTGTTCCAGATAATGCATAAATTGTAGGATTGTCACCCTGGTAATGTGAATCAAATGTATATGCTGTTGCACCAGTATTGTCAACTCTTAACATTGCAATTGCTGGTTCGTATATATCTGCAACAGAAATTCCTGCTGCTGTCGCATCGTCAGTTCCGCTAAAAGTTGAGCTTCCGCCTTCACCGCCAGAACCTGTATAAGCAATTGTTAGTGTATCTCCGCTAACCGAAGTTGAAATATCTGTGCCACCGGCAATTGTTAGATTGTCTGTTGTGCTATCTGCTGTTGTAGAACCTGTATCGCCTGTGATAGTTGCCCAAAGATTCTGTTCAACGCCACCACCGCCGTCGCCGCCGGTGCCTGTGTAATTAATTGTTAAAGTATCATCTGTAATACTTGTGGCAATATCGGTGCCACCTGCTATTGTTAAAACATCAGCTGTTGTATTTGCACTTGTCTGTCCTGTATCTGCATCAATTTGTGTCCAAATGTTTTGTGCTACTAAAGGTGCTGATGCAGTTACAACATTCCATGCTATACCATCCCATTGCCATGTTGTGCCTCCGGATGTATATACATCGTTTATTTCTGGTGCGCTTGGAAAATCAAATTTGGCCATAATCTATCCTTTTTTATATTTATCCTGCGTTTAAACTTGTATTTGTAATCGATGCTGTTGTAGTAACAGGTTGTTTTCCGTATCTACTGTATAACATTCTATTTGGTGATCCCATGATAGATACTGTATAAGCATCATAGTCATTATCTAGTCCTGTGCTATATAATACAGGTTTAGCATCATTTGTAATTGTTTCTAGTAATTTGTCTGTAGTAATATAAGGTTTAACTTGACAATGCAAACACAATACACCTGCAACCTGTGGTGCTGCCATTGAAGTTCCGCCTATATTTGCTAGATTGTACGTGCCGTCGTAATCTCCTGTAGAACTACCAAACACCGTTACATTGCTTGCTGAACTAATAATATCAGTGCCAGGTGCCCAAATATTTACTCCAGGTCCTTTACAACTACTTCCAGCAGTTTTATCTCTTGCAGTACCTGCATCATCTTCAGTGGCGCTGTCTATATTTCCTGTCATAAAAGCACGTAATGAATAAGGACTGCTACCTCTATGATATGCTTCTTGTCCGCCTCCCAAATCAACAGTGTTATCATAATCTGCGCCAGTAGGAATATCAATTTTATGATAGTTATTTCCTGAGGCAATGCACACATGTACTCCTGCATCTATAAGTTCTTCTATATCTACATCTACACTTGCTACTCTTACTGGAATGTTTCTAAATTGTGTGAATCCGTCACTTAGTAAGGGTACTATTCCATATTGTCCCCAAAGTTGGAATCCACTTTCTCCTGCATAATTCCACGGTATACCTCTATATACTCCTCCTGTTGGATTAGTTTGAAAGCGTGTACCCGAATAACCCCAACTCATGTTAACAACAGTTGGACGCTTGTAACCTGTAACAGGATCAACTGGCTTGTTGTTGTGCCATTCTTTAATTGTGTCAAAACAATCACTAACAGGTATTCCTCCGTTAGGATCTGTTGGTCCTTCTAAGCCGTCTACTTTCATTGCGTATATTGCTGCACCTTTTGCAAACCCGTAAGTTTTGCCTGCACTTATTCCTGCGCAATGTGTGCCGTGTCCGTGATAGTCTGTATAGTGATCTGCTGGCATTGTTCCTGGTAGACCGCTTGCTGCGTACCAATCAAGTTCTACAAGCCTGCTAACTCCTTCACTATCGTGTAGCTCTGGATGATCTGCTTGTATGCCAGTATCTTGTATTACAATATCTACACCTGTACCGTCTAGTGCATATTCATAGTTCTGATCTGTAGGGTTAGAACCGGCACCGTAAATATTTGTTTCAGCATTAACTCTGCGTAAGCCCCAATTAGCTCTTCCATTATCAGGATCAGAGGTTTTAGTAAAATCAAATGTTTGAGTTAAGTTTAATCCTATTTTTATATCGTCTCTATGTTGTGGCGGAATTTCAACTTCTAACACTCTTGGGTCATTGCGTAATTCTGCTGCTTCTTCGTCAGTAAGCATCCAATGTGTCATACGCTTTGATCCTGGTCGCGGATTTGCTACAAGCACTGATCTAGCAGGTATTGGACCTGCGCCTGTTTCGGCAGCAAGTTCTGCATCAAAGGCTGCTAAATCAACATCTTTGTTTACAATAACAATATATTCTTTTTCAGTCATAACTTACCTTAAACTATCGGCTCTGTACTCACAATAACCCACGAACCGTTTACATACATTTCAGGACGATTATTTTGAGAGTTATAAATTAAATCGCCGTTCACTGCTGCAATTGCATCTCTTCCAGTGTCGTCAAAACTTGGTAATCTAAAAGGTCCGCTAGTTACAATCACTCCGTCTGGAGCAGTTAATGTAAGACTGCTTGCACTTTCAAGCACAGCAGCACCAACACCGCTGTTAGTAAAACTCGGTGCTGTGACACTATTAAATGTTACATCATCTGTAGTGTTAAGATCTTGGTCGTATGTAGCACCACCACCGCCAGTTGCAGCAATAGTAATTGTATTTCCTGCATCATCTGCGGTAAGTGTTACGTTGGAACCTGCTACAAAAGTAAGTTCGTCTGCACTATCACTGGGTGCAAGTGTTGTTGTGTCTACAGTAAATTGTGTAAATGCATTTGTCTGCGGAACACTAGGCTGCACCCAAAATTCGTCTCCTGATTCATCATCTGATCTAATGTAAAGTACACCTGTCGAATTGTTAAACCAAATGTTACCTACTACTGGTTCTTCTGGTGCTGTTTCACCTACTGCAATACTTGCTGCTTCTGCTGCACCTCCGCCAGGTTCAACAACAGAAATAGTGTTACCCATATTTAAATGTCTAGAACAATAATAGTATAGTGTAGTTGGAGTATCTGCTGTAACTAATAAAAATACTTTACGTTCTGTTGCCGCAGCAAACTTTGAACCGTTATAAATTTCTTTTGTAACTTCTTTGCCGTCTAGTTGATACTTAACATTTGTTTCGTACACAGTGCCTGCGCCTAGTTCCCCGTTAGGATCGTCTGCACTTAAATTAATCGGATGCTGATTGTTTGCTCCACCTTCTGGATTTGGATAGTACTCGTTAGTTTGATTGCTTTGATCAAACACATAGGTATATCCCATAACCATTTGTAATTCAGGCTTGTAAACACCACTAAGAATATATTTGTTGCCTGTATCAACTCCTTGCGGACCAGCTACTGTAACTGTATACTCTAAACTTGCAACACCGTTTGTGCCAAGTATTGTGGATATGTTAGCATCACTTACAACAGTAAATCCGCCTCGATTGTTTCCGTCATACAGACGAAGTGTGTTTTCATCTCTGTTAAAAAATATTTCACCACTAGCCCCTACGATTCTATTTAAAAAATTCTCATCGCGTGGAATAATTCTGATACTGTTTGTAATAGATTGTGCCATATGATAGTTACTCCTACTATGTATTTATTCAAAAAACATTTGCAGCCACACTTGGTTAGCATAAGTAGATATATGCACAATCACGCTTTTAGTAACTTCTTTTGCTGTCAAGATAACTTTCTTGTCAATCCAGACAAGGTAGTAGACCTTGCTGGTACTTTAGAATTTATTCCTTCAGAAGTACATCCAGGAAAGCGAACTGAAAACTTATTTCAAATTAATGATACTTGTAGAGAGTTTGCTACTTATTTTGCAAAGCGTATAGCAGATGATGTGTTTCCAGGAATGTATAACATGCTGATAGACATACGTTTTCATATGAATGATGTTTACGATGATGACATATGCAACAAAGGATGGATACACAACGATCCAGCATCTGTAGCCGGTGTTTTATATTTAAACAAAGATA